AGAATTGCTCTATCTTAATTTAAATAATCAGGGAAGCCTTTCGGGGCTTCTCTTTTTTTCGCAGCGTGGTTGCTTCCACTCTGACTAAAGGAGAAAAAAAATGGCAAATAGAAGTTTTCAAAGGTTACAAGCCTTAGATAAAGAAATAAAAATAATTCATGGACAGTTCGCTGTAGGCACTACCGGTGCTCCTACTCTTTCTGCTTCAAAAAGTGTTGGTGTTAAAAGTATAACTAGAAATAGTGCAGGAGATTACTCACTAGTTCTTGGTACTCCAAGTGGTGATTCTGATTTATACAGTCACTTTTTTGGCGCTTACTTTGATATCCAAAAGTCAACTGCCATAGGTTCAACGGCTGGAGGCGCTTCTTTTCAATTGAAAGGTGCTCCTACTGTTTCTACCAACGGTACAGTTAACTTTATAGCTCTTAACTCTTCTGGGGCTGCTGCTGAGATCGGAAACGGAGAAACAGTTCATTTCATGATTGTTGTTAAAAACTCTTCACTTCCAGGTGTAGGTGTCTAAAGGAGTGAACAATGATTATGATGGGTCCTAAAAAAGATAAGGGCGGTCTTATGATCGCCATTATGGAAAAGCTGAAGAACGGCAAAGGCTCCTATGAAGAAGGCAAGGAGCACAACGAAGAAATGATGGAAAAACATCATGATGATGAAAGTCATTACGAAAAGTACAAAGAAGAAGTAGATGGACTATTTGAAGCTATGAAAAAAGAAGACAAGGAAGAGTTCGCTAAATGTCTAAAAATGTTCGTTAAAAAATGCGTTAAAGACGAATACTAATTAGGGGGGCTAACGCCCTCCTTCTTTTGGAGGTATGATGGCTTCAATTACTGAAAGTTCTTTAGTAACCAGAGTTCGGCAAAGAGCCGACATGGAATCTAATGACTTTGTTTCTGATATAGAAGTGCAGACTTATATAAACGGCTCTATAGCGGAGCTACATGACTTGCTAATTCAAGTTTATGGTCAAGACTACTATGTTAGTAGTAACACCTTTACAACAACAGCAGGTACAGACACCTACGCCTTGTCTACAAGTGCAGGTGCAGATTTTTATAAACTAAGAGGGATGGATGCAAAACTGAACGGATCAGATTATTTTACTCTATCTCCATTTAATTTTAACGAAAGAAACATAAGACAGGAGGGCAGTCTATCTAACGTATTAGGTGTTGCCAACCTTAGATATAGATTAGTAGGATCTAATATTATTTTTACTCCTACTCCAGACGCAAACACACAAATTAGAGTCTGGTTTGTGCCTACAGCACAACAATTTACTAGTACAACTCCAGCTACTTCTACTACTACTTATGATGATATAAATGGCTATGCAGAATATATAGTAGTAGACGCAGCCATAAAGTGTTTACAAAAAGAAGAAAGTGATGTCAGTGTTCTTCTAAAACAAAAAGCTGACATGAAAAGAAGAATAGAAGAAGCTGCTAACAATAGAGACGCAGGACATCCTCTTACTATATCTGATGTTTATTTAGAAAATAATGAGTTCTTTTTTGGTAGGAGCACAATTTAATGGCTGGTATAAAATCATTTGTTAAACAAATTGATCCAGAAAATAGAGACGTTACTCAGACTCAAAGTAATGTTAATAGTGCAGTTCAACAAATTACTAATTCTCCAATCATAAATGGAGTAGTTATAAAAGGTGCAAATCTAGGAACTGGAGATACCATAGTAAACCATAAACTTGGTAGAGAACCTATAGGTTGGATTGTTATTAGAAAAAACGAGGCAGGAGAAGTTTACGAGTCTACAACTGCTAATCCAAATAGAGATAAATTTTTAATACTCAAGGGTTCAGCAGCAACAACAAATACAGATTTTTGGATATTTTAGGAGAATATAATGGCAAGCTCAGGAACATTTTTAAATTTAACTTTACCTGATGTAGGTACCACACTTGGACCAACTTGGGCTACAACTCTTAACGATGCTTTTATTGATCTAGATGATCACGATCACAGTACTCAAGGTAAGAGTATTCCTTCTTCTGGTCTTAACATTAATGCTGATGTTGAATTTAATGGTAATAGTGCTACTGAACTTAAATTTGTTGTATTTGATGACCAAGGTTCTTCTACTACAGCTAGATCACTATTTAGTAGCACAGGTGATTTGAACTTTAGAAACTCCGCAGGAACCACCATACAAATAACAAAAGATGGATTAGTTAAAGGAGACTCAAACACTTTAAGTTATTACACAACAGGAACTTCTTCAACTTATACTATTCCTGCTGCTTCCGGTATTTCCTTTATAAATGCCGCTGGCACAGGTACAACCACAGTCGGTCTAACTTTACCTGGAGCTTCTGCTGTTTCAGCAGGTAGGTTTTATTATATAAAAGACGGCGGTGGCGCAGCAGGAACAAGAGCCGTAACTATTACAGCTTCAGGAACAGACACTATAGACGGTGGTACAGCAGGTGGAAACATAAGCATATCTACAAACTATGGTCATGCTATAATTGTTTCTGATGGAACTTCTAAATGGCTTAGAATGCAAAACTAAGGGTTACTAATGGCTTTACAAAAAGGAAGAGTAGCTATACCTTTATCGAAAGGGATAAATCAAAAGATTGACCCAAAACAGGAACCTCCTGGGTCTTTGAAAGAATTAGAAAATATTCAAGTTGATAAATTTGGTGAAATAGAAAAAAGAGATGGGTATGAAAAAATACAAGGAAGTAGTGTTTTTTCTACTCAGGGCGCACTATCGTCTTCTCTAGCTGATAATGCAACTTCTATTTCAAATATGCAAGGCATAGCATCATTTAAGAATGATTTATATATTCTTACTAATTCAAGTGCTATGTCTATAAGACCATCATTTTCTAGATCAGTGGAGGAAGGCTCTTATAGCCCTGCTAAAATAGAAACAAGTAAGATAACTCAACAGTTAGGTTTTACTGCTTCAAATGTAAATTCTGTAGCTCAAGGAGATTTTCTCTACACAGTATACTCTTTACAATCTGGAACAGTTCAGTTTCCTTATATTAGTGTTAGGGACTTAAACAATGATACATTTTTTATAAGCTTTGCTAGTATTGGAACTAGTGCTTACTCTAGACCTAAAATTGTTTTTAGTCAAGGTAAAATAATAAAATTTGTTGTTGAAAAAAGTGGAACAGATTATTACATAGCTTATCATGTCGCAGATCCCCTAGACCGAGTAGATTTAATTAATAGTTTCTCTTGGACTAGAATTACTCAAACTCATTCAGATCAAATATACTCAGTAGCAGTAAACAGGTCTTCAACTGTAGGAATGTTGATACATAAAGAACATTCAGCAGGTAAAGCTGAAACTTTTTCTTTTTTTCTAGACCCCGATGATACTACTAGTCCACTAGCTCTTAAAACTGATAATGCTTTTACCAGCACAGACACAGGTATTACAGCCGTAGATATCCAACCTATTTTACATGAACCTGCTTCTATAGTGGGAAATAAATCATATTTTACAGGAATAGCTCCAGAAAAAGGAGGTTTTGCAGAGGTTTATGCTAATGCTACTAATATTCGTATTTCTAGTTATGGACCTGATGGGGAAAATCAATACTTAGATGCTACTTTAAACCATGCAGCTAGTACAAATTTTGACTTAGCTCTTGGTCCTCAATCAGTTACAATTCACACATTACAAAATTATGAGTCTGGAGCATTAGGTATTGGTTATGTTCATAAAGTTTATGCATCTTTTGCCTTAACAGGAACGGCTACTGGAACGTCTACTAATAAGTTAACTATGATAGATAACACAACTGGAACTTATGCTACTGATGATATTCTAGCTTCAGACTTTAGTGGAGGAAGTAATTATATAAAAACAGAAGGATCATCTACCGCTGGGTTTACTGGTATAACCTACGCTAACTTTCCTTCTTGGAACAAACAAAGAATAGCAGAAATAACTGCAACTTATAATGAAAGTATTGGTGGAAGTACTCCTGTTAGCGTAGTAGAGGACTTTACTGAAAAATTTTTAGTTGGAGCTACTTTAGTATCTAATCCATACTCTCCTGATAATGGACAACACTTAGTACTTCCTGTAGGTTTTAGTGCAGAAAATCAAAACAGTTATTTTCTTTACTCCCCAGGTGCTAATATAACTAGTAGAACTTCTCCAGTAGGATTAATAAGCTATGGAACAGCAAGCAGTGATTATAATTATTCTTCAGGAGCAGACGGATACCCTAGTGTTCCATCTTTAACTAGTAGTTCAGGAACTCAAATTTTATCTACTTTGACAAAGGGAAGAGTTGAATCTAATGATAAATCATTTTTTAGTTTGTCAATTCCTAGTGTATCTAAAATTACCTACGATTCTAACCTTGCTAATCAAAATGTTGAAGTCTCAGGAAACTTAATAGTAGCTGGAAGTCAAGTATTTTCAAGTGATCAATCCAGGTTTAGTGAACATGGTTTTATACAAGGACCTCCTAGATTATATATTCATACTGAAGGAATGTCTAGTGGAGGAACTCTTTTTGCTTCAGGAACTACTCGTCTATATAAAGCAGTTTACAGATATGAAGACCAGTCAGGAAATATTCACAGATCATCAGAGTCTCCTCAACTAACAGTAGGTCTTAATGCTGGTTATGATCACGTTAATATTATAGTTCCATTTGTAAACTTTACAGATAAGTATATATATTCTACATTTATAGAACTTTATCGTACTGTGAACAATGGAACTATTTTTTACAAAGTAAATGATTTAGCTGTATCCTCTACTGTATCAGCTAGTCGTAATGATAAAACTAGTAACTATATAAAACTAAAAGACACAACCTCTGATGATGATCTACAACAACAAGAACTAATTTATACAACAGGTGGAGTAATAGAAAATACTCCTGTAGGTTCAGCTTCAATAGTAGAAGAGTTTAAAAATAGAGTATTTTTAGCAGGAGTAGAACTAAGTCCTAATCTTTTATACTACTCCAAAACAGTACAAGCAGGTGTTTTTGAAACTACTCCTGTTGAATTTAGCAACCTTCTTAGCTTAGAAGTTCCTCCTTCAGGAGGTAAGATAGTAGCACTAAAAAGAATGGATGATAAATTAATTATATTTAAAGAAAGAGCTATTTATATGCTTACTGGAGAAGGTCCTAACAATCTTGGTGAACAAAACGACTACATTGAACCTCAACTTATAACTTCTGATGTAGGATGTAAATTTACTAACAGTGTAGCTTTCATGCCTAAAGGACTTATGTTTATGTCCCAAAAAGGTATTTTTCTTCTAAACAGAAGTTTAGGCTTAGAGTATATTGGAGCACCTGCGGAAGACTACAAAGATTTAACAATAACCAAAACTACTGTAGTTCCTAAAAAAAGTGAAGTAAGGTTTTTAGCTTCTGATGGACCTACAGCTATTTATAATTACTTTTTAAATATGTGGTATACATACACTAACCATAGAGGTAATAGCTCTGCCATGTTAGGAGACGATTACTGTTTAGCTACTTTTAAGAACGAAGTATATAAACAAGTAAGCACAACAGCTAGTTTTGGTGGTTCTATGGTACCAATAAAAGTAGAAACTGGTTGGCTATCATTTGCAGGAATACAAGGTTTTCAAAGAGTTTATAGAATGCTCCTACTAGGAGAATACAAATCTCCACATAAGCTATTAATTAAGATAGCTTACAACTATGATGATGTTTGGCAACAAGAAAAACTTATAGATGTTACAAGTTATACAAAAAGTTATACTTACGGTAATCCTTCCACAGGTACCCAGAATACTTATGGAGATCCATCTGGTACCAGCACAATAGCTTACGGTGGTAAAGATAACACACAGTATCAAATAAGATTAAACTTTGCTAAACAAAAGTGTGAGTCTGTAAAGATATGTATAGAAGAAATAGAAGGGTCTAACTCAGCTGGAAATCCAGAATCAGCAGGACCAGGCTTTACATTATCCAATCTTTCGTTTATAGTAGGAACTAAAGAAGGTGACTTTAAGATTAAACAATCTAGAGTATTTGGTTCTACTTCTATAACTTAGGAGCAATTGTGAGTGATTATGCAGACTACAGACTAGAGTGTTATGACATTCATACTTTTGAAGACGAACATGGATTTTTTGCAGTAAAGAGCCATGATAATGACAAAAGATTACACATAGAAGACATGTGGGTAAAACCAGAATTTAGAGATAAAAAAATAGGACAACAGTATCAAGATAAAATATTTACATATGCAAAAGATAAAAAATATGAAAAAGTTAGTTGTTCCGTTTATGTTTTTAACAAACATGCAAACGAAACCCTAGCTAAGTTTTTACACAACAAATGGAAACTAGCCTGGAACAATGGCGATTATATTGTGCTCATTAAGGATGTAGTATGAAAATTATTAAACCTGTATTATTAGGACCCAAACTTATAGCAGTCGGACCTCTGAAATGTTTCAAAGGTGGAACCGGAGGTAGCACCGGATCAAGCAGTAGTTCTAGTGGAGGAGGCAAAGGTGGCGGCGGAGGCATGTCCTCAAGTCAAAAAAAGAAAATAGCTACTATGCCAACAACTGGTCTTGGTCCAAATATTTATGATAAGAAAAAAGCAGGAGCACCACCCCCTAAGCCTTCGGGTGAAACTAATAAGTTGTCAACAATAGGTTCAATAGGTCCAGGTCCAATAAACCCAAAAGCTAAAGCTTCTGGAGATGTTACTTCTGACAAACCAAAACCGAAAAGTAAACCAGATGGTAGAGGATTTTTGGACAAATTAGGCACAGGATTACAAGGTTTGACTTATGGAAAATTTACTACTGATAAACGTGAAGTAGCTCAAGCTGAAAAATCTTATAATGAAGCACGTAAAACACGAGCGGTTAATGAAGCTCGTAGACTTGGAAGACCTGTAGTTGTAGATGGTAAAGTTTACAAACCTGGAATGCAAACTCCAGAAGAAGCTGAAAGAGAAGAAAGACAAGCCATAAGTATGGGCATTAGTGTAAAACAACTTAGAGATGAAATGGCAGCAGAAGGTTCAGTAGAGGATAAGGTAAGAGCAAAACAAAGACAAATGCTAGAAGAAAAAGAAGCTATGGATAGAGGAGTAAACCCTACACAATTAATTGAAGAAAAAGAAAAGGCAAAAGTTAGAGCACAAGAAAGAGCAAAACAAGACCAAGAAAGAGCACTTCAAGAACAAATGGATTTAGAACTAGAAAACGAAGGTACTTTAGAAGAAAAAGTAAAAGCAAAACAAAAACTAATTGCTGATGAAAATAAAGCTGTAGAAATGAAAAGACAAGATATGAACTTTCTAAAAGGAGCCATATCTGCCGAAGAATATGAAAAACGAACAGGTTTTGCACCTAGAAAAGAATTACGAGACCAGATTGTTGCTGGAAGAAACTTACCAAAAGCTTTAGCTGGAATAGCAAAACTTACTCCTTATGCTGCTGGAGCTAAAGCTATAGAAAAAATAGGTGAGTTTGGTCAAAGAAAACTTACTCCTGAAGTTAGTTTTGCAGAAGCTAATCAAGCTTTAATAGAAGAAAAAGCAAAAGCAGACGCTCCAAAAGCTGCACCTGTAGATCCAAGAGATGAACAACCTATGACTGTTCGACAGGCTCAAAAAGATCCTAGTCTTAGACCTTTTGTTCCTAGAACTGGAGAGTCTAAGTCTACCCCTGATCCTGCTCCTGCTGTTGCCGCTGCTCCAGTTCCAGCTCCAGAGCCAAAACCGGAACCAAAACCTGTTGAACAAATGACTCCAGATGAAGTTGGAAATTCTATAGTTAAAAAAGAAGCTCAAATGATTAGGGAACGAACCCTAGCCCAACAACTAGCTTCAATAAGAGGACTAAGAGGTGTAAGCCCTGGTCAAAAAGCTAGATTACTACAAAGATCACAAGAAAAATTTGATAGAGAATTTGCTCCACAAGTTCAATTAGCTATAATGAAAGAACGTGAAGCTAGAAGAAAAGAACAACTTGGTCTTAGTGAAGCTGAAAAAGATAGACAAAATGCACTTGAACGAGCAAAATTAACTGGAAAAGGAGGATCTAGCTCAGGAGGAGGGGCTTCTCAACCAAGCTGGCTTTCAGGACTAAATGCAGTAGCTACAGGACTTGAGGTAGCAGAAGACGTTATTGGAGGACTTGGTAATTTTCTTGGAGCAGAAGGTGGTTTTGTATCTGGACCAGGTACCGAAATGTCAGATTCCATACCTGCTAGACTATCTGATGGAGAGTTTGTAATTAGAGCTTCTGCTGTACGTGGTATTGGTAAAGCCATGGGTGCAGAGGGCAAAGATGAAGAAAGAGAAAAAGGTGTAGACTTTTTATATAAATTACAAGACAAGATGCACAAAATAGAAAAACGTGCAGAAGGTGGAGAAATAAAAGCCGATCCAGAAAGATTCTTAAAATTTATGGACAAAGGCGTAAGCCATAGTCTTATGAAGAAAAGAATACAAAAGGCTAAAATACCTAAAAAAGAGAAAGAAAAACTACTTAAAGGTTTAGGTAAAGAACCTAAGTTTTCTGAGGGTGGAGAAGCATACTCAAGACCAAAAAAGGCATTTAAAGAAGCTATAGGTTATGAGTCAGAGTCTAGATTCCACGACAAAGCCTTCAAAGACACAAAAGATGGTGGAGCTAAACGTAAATTCAGGCACTTCCAAATGGGTGGTGATGTTGACATAAAGGGTCCAGGTGTGGTAAAAGACCAATTTAAAATGCCTTCTTCTGGCTATGGAGCAGTGGTCTCGGCTCAGGGTGACCTCATGAGACGGATCGAAGAACTAGAAAGAAAGGTAGGTAAGTAACATGAACAGGAGAGTAATTAGTGTTAAGAGCGATTTTAATTTTTGTACTATTAGGGAGTACAGCAATGGCTAAACTTAATTTAGAACGGATGAAGAAACTTTCTAAACTTAGTAAAGTTCCTTTAGAAAGAATATTAAAGTTTCAACTTCAAGAATCTAATGGAGGAACAAAACTTACAGGTGATAATGGTAAATCAGGTGGAGACTTACATCTACTAAAAAGTTCAGCTTTATTACTAACTAACCCTAAAATACCTATAATTAAAAATAGAAAATTTACAGGAAGGTATAGAAAAGGTATTTTAGCTGATCAAAAACTTTATAATCTTATAAAAAAGTTAGACACTAAACTAGAAAATGGTAGTTCAGAGTACAGTAGATGGTTAGTAGCTAACGAAGATTTACAAGATAAATTAGTAGTAGGTTTATTAAAAGATACCCAGTCAGGGGTAGAGAGATATGTAAAACAGACATTTAATAGAAAACCTACAGAAGAAGAGTATTATGCTTATTGGAATGCTTCTCCTAGAGCTGCTAGGGCAGCCATAAAAGATGGATTCAAATCAAAAGCTCCAGAAGCTCAAAGAGTACAAAGAAACATAAACATTTATAGAACAAATGTATTAAAAAAGAAATCAGAAGTTCCTGAAGCTCCTAAAGTATCAAAACCCCCTAAAGTATCAAAACCTTCTAAAGACTCTAAACCATTTGCACAAGCTTTTAAAGAAGCTAGAGAAGAAGGTAAAAGAGAATTTACTTGGAGAGGTAAAAGGTATCTCACTTTAGAAAAAGGTGAGTCTATGGATGAGTTTGAAGAAAAATTTAAGTTTGTAGATGATCAGAAGTTTGACAACGTAGAAGAGTTTGAACGATCTAAAGATGAAGACATGGCTAAAGCACAACAACAAATTATAGAAGAGGCAAAACAGCCTAAACAAGAAATGAAACCAGAAGACATAAAATTAGAACAAACAATACCAATGGATCAATCAGTTCCATTTGGTGTTTTTGCTGAAGGACAACCAGAATTTGACAGGGCAGAGGAACAAGAAAAAGATAAACTAATGATGGCTGCTGAAGGTGGAGAAGTTAATCCACGTATTCCAAGAAAAAAAGGACAACCAGCTAAGTCTAAAAAACACTCTGATCTTTATACTGATGAAGACCCTGTAGGAACTATTCAAGGACTTGGTTTTAAAGATGTTGCTACCGCTAAGGCTTCTGTATCAAAAATTCGTAAGTCTTCAAGGTCTCATGCCCACAAAGTTCAAGCAGCAGTAGCTATGGAACAAAGAGCACGAGAAATGGGTAAAACCTCTGAAGCAGCAGTTTATAGGAGATTTATAGATCAAATGAAAGAGAAAACTAAAAAAATGTCAAAAGCTGAAGGTGGAGAGATTAGGTATCAAGAAGGTGGAGAAGTTTTTGATGTTCCAGAATATCTTCGTAGACCAGAAGAAAATATTGAAGAAGAAGAGTTTAAAATACAAGATGTAACACAAATGGACGTAGAGGAACCTGATGTCGATCCAGAAGTACAAGATTTAGAAACAAGACCAGACCCTTTTCCAAAAAGAGACAGGTCTCCAGACATGCAAGGAGTTAGAGAGTTTCAACTATCCCAAATGAGTGTAGATGATTTAATGAATATGACAACTCCTGGGGTAGGAAGACCTGCTGATGTCAATAGAGAATTAGCCAGAAGAAAAAAAGAATTTGATGGTATTTCTCTAGAAAAACTAGCTGAGTTAGATAGAGATCAAGAACAAAGAGAAGAAGATAAAAAACAAAAAGAAGAAGCTGATAGACAGAAAAAAGAACGTGATAAAGCTAATAAAATAGTAGTAGAGGATAAAAGTCAAAAAGAATTAGACGAAGCTGAACTTAGAAAAGCGATAGATGACTCTATAGTTCAAGCTGAAAAAGCTGCACAATCAATAGACCCAAAAAGATTCTTTAAAAATATGAGCACTTTTAATAAGATAGTAAGTCTTGTCGGTTTAGCAGCAGGTGCTTATGGTTCTTACAAATATGGCACTCCAAATACTTTTGTGCAAAGAATAGATAGAGAAGTAGAAAAAGATATAAAAGCTCAACGACTAGGATTAGAAGATGAAAAAAGAAAATTAGGTGTTGCTAATTTTAAGGTTGCTCAAATAGCTAGAAAACTAGCTTTGTCCACTAAAAATGAAGAACAGAGAATTAGACTTTTAAAAACTTTTCAAGATTTTAGAAAGGCAGGAGCTAAAAAAGTTGCAGAGGCTCAGAAACAAAAAGGATTAATGAATGTAAACTTTATACTAAACACTAGAGGTATTACTGATGCAGAAATGGCAAGGTTTGACTCTTTATATCCTGGGTTAAAAATAAGAGCAAACTCTATAAAAGGTAGAACTGGCTTAAACTTTTTCGTAAGAGGTGGTCCTTCTAATTTAGCTAAAGTTAAGGCATACTTAGCTGATGCTCAAGATTCTATAGACGGTCTTACTGATTTATATAGTTATTTTGATAAAATTAGTATAATAGATCAAGCAGTTCCTATTTTTTCTATTGATGCTGCTGCTGCTCAATCTCTTAGAGATAGACTAGTAGGTAAACTTAGGATTGAGTTTTTTGGTCCAGGTGTTATGACTGATAGTGAACGTGCTCAAGCTAAGAGGATTCTTGGAGACCCTAATGCTCTTTTAACAACAGATGCTAGAGAAAAGCCTAAAATTCTTAAACTTATCATGAAACTTAATTATGGAGTTAGAGATAAACTAAGAAGAGACGGCGTGGCTATAACAAAAACTCCAAATGACCTAAGAATAGAACAAATGTTAAGTAGAAGAAAATTACAAAACAACGCTAAAAATAGAAGATTTGTAATAGATGCCCTAATACAAGGAGAGATAGACGCTCAAAAAGCAGGAAAAGCCCCTGGTTCTTTATGGAATATGAACGAGCCTCTACCAGTCTAGGTGATTTATGATATCAGATAAAGAAAAAAAGTATCTAGAAAGTTTTAACAAAGTGCAAGGTCCTTTATCAGAGGATGACCTAGATTTTGTTGAAAAAAATATAGAGATGCAAGAAAAGTATGGAGATTCTAATATTAGAACATTCTTAGAATCTGCTGCCTCATCTGCTACTTTTGGACTTAGTGATCAAGCTTATGCTGCTCTAGGTGATGATTTTAAAGAAGCTCTGAGAGAAAGACGTAAAAGAAACGAACTAGCTGCCTTTGGTGGAGAAGTGACAGGTATAGTAGGACCAGCTTTATTGTCTGGAGGTAGTTCTTTAATAGCAAAAGGTGCAGGTGTAGCTGGAAAAGGTATGGCTACAGCAGCAAAAGCAGCTAAAACAGCAGAAAAACTAACTGCTTCTGGTATGAAAAGTCTTATAAAAGAAACCGGAAAAAAGAAGTTTGCTAGAGACGTTTTAAAGAAAAGTGTAGAAAAGGGTGCAGGTTCAGCAGTAGAAGGTACTTTTTATGGAGTTGGCGAACTAATAGAAGAAAATGCCTTAGGTAATGCAGAGTTTAACGCAGAAAACTTAGCAGCTTACGCAGGAAAAGGTGCCTTATTTGGTGGTCTTGTAGGTGGTGCTCTAGGAGGCATAGGACAATCAGTTTCTATCGTTGTTCCTAAGATAAAAGGAAACAAGATAGTTGGAATGGGTGTTGAAAAACTAGACAACTTTAAACAAAACATGACTAATCCTACATATAATGCTATGAAACTTGCAGGATTTGCAGACGATAAAATAGAAAAATTAATATTAGAACAACCTGTCATGGCTAAAAACATGCCAGAAGTGATAGGTAAAGTCATGAGGTCGGAAGGTTTAGCTAAATCTCTAGCGTCTAACACCTCTTTACTAGCAAACTCTAGAAAATACTTAGAAAAGATAGGAGATAAGATAGGAAAGACTGTTAAAGCAATGGATGATGACATAGTTGATAAGTCAGTGTTTCCTACATACTCTAGCATAGCTCAAAAACAAATAGATGGTCTTGAGGCTTTGAAGAAAAAGTTTCAAAAAGCAGATGGCTCTGCTTTGAACACAGAGGCGGCAGGTTACATACGTAAAGTAGACGATGAGATAAATTCTTTGTTTGAGAAAAACTTACTAAACAAAAAACCTTACACTGCCTCTGAATTACAGGATATGAAAATTAAATATCATAAACTCGGTAGATATGACAAAACTGGAATACCTACAGTAAAAGATGATATAAATAGAGTCATGGGTAGGGCTGTAAGAGACGAGTTGGTAGATTTTGCAGGAAAAGTTGACTCTCCATTAGGTAAACAACTATCACAAGAGTTAACAGATTACAGTAGCTTAGCAACTTTTGTAAAAGAGTTTAACAAAAAAATTGGTGGTCAAACTAACTTTCCTAGACTAAGAGACATATTCTTTGGTTTAGGTGCCTTTGGTGCTGGTATTGATCCTGTTAGTGCAGCAGGTGTAGGAGCTTTAACTTCTGCTTTTGCAAGGTCTGACTTAAAAAATAAGCTTATGGTCCTAACTGATATTGAAAGAAGTAATATCAAAGTAGGACAAAAAATCACCAGTTCTATAAACAAGTTTTTTAAAGGTAGAAAGTTTGACAAACTACCTGCTCTATCAGCTACGCTTTTAACTGGTAATCCACTAGCTAGAAAAACAGAAGGTGATTTAGTTGTTGGTAGACCAAAAAATGAAAGAGAAGCCATAAAAAATATGGCTGATAACATAGATAGAATAAAAGATAATCCACTTCTTATGAATAAATTACTAATGGATGCTAATTTACAGTCTAGTGCTCCTCAAACATATCAACAACTTAGACAGGTTGCTGGAAGAGCTTTTTTATTTTTAGACTCTAAACTTCCTAGAAAAACACAAATGGTTAATCCTTTTATCAAAAAGTCATACCCTACCTCTGATCAAGAGATTTATAAGTTTAAAAAATACGTACAGGCTGTACAAAACCCAATGTCTGTTTTAAAAGACTTAAATGGTGGAGTTTTAAGTAGAGAAGGTATTGAAGCCATAAGATATGTTTATCCAACCTTATATGCTGAAATGCAGTCTAAAGTCTATGAAGGTCTAGAAAAAGCTGGAGGACA